CTAATAAAATTAAATTAAATTTTAATCACCCTGTTAAAGAATTAATATGGGTTGTTCACGATAGTACTTTAGTTAATGAAGATTGGTTTAATTATACAACAAATGTTATTACGACAAGTTCTCTTGTTAGAAGCGCCATTAATACAAAGGCATCAACTGATGGGTCATCAGCAGTGTATGATTTTCCATATTCTGACTATATTACAAAAATGGGTCCTGGACCAGAATCAAATCCTATAAAACAAGCTAAATTAATATTAAATGGTAATGACAGATTTTATTCTAGAGACGGAAGATATTTCAATATAGTTCAACCATACCAACATCATGAAAATGTACCAAATAATGCTGGTATCAATGTATATTCTTTTGCATTAAAACCCGAAGAACATCAACCATCTGGAAGTTTAAATATGTCTAGAATAGATACTGCTGTATTAGATTTGCAATATGCAGAAGGTTATAAAGTTGAGAATTCTTCTTCTGAAAAACAAGTATCTATATTTGCTGTAAATTATAATGTATTAAGAATATTGTCTGGAATGGGAGGTATAGCTTATTCTAACTAAATTTATTTCAAATTTTTTTTCTCATATTAAATTAGATAATATTAATTATGGGAGGCGGTCTATTACAATTAGTTGCTTATGGCGCGCAAGATGTTTATTTAACTGGTAATCCTCAAATTACCTTCTTCAAAGTTGTTTACAGAAGACATACTAACTTCGCTTTAGAATCTATACAACAAACTTTCAATGGTTCTGTTGCTTATGGCAGTAGAGTAACTGCTACTATTTCTAGAAATGGTGATTTAATATCTAGAGCTTATTTGGTGTTAGGGGTTGGTGGCAATGTAACTAAATTATGTCCCTATTTTGGTTTAAGAGCTATAAAACATGCTGAAGTCGAAATTGGTGGTCAAAGAATAGATAAACATTATTCTGATTGGATGTATATCTGGAATGAATTAAGTATGCCTATTGGTAAAAAAGAAGGTTATTTTGAAATGATAGGTGGTTCGGGTGGTGATTTGAAAGATAAATCATTATATGTACCATTAGAATTCTGGTTCTGTAGAAATATTGGTTTAGCTTTACCTTTAATTGGTTTACAATATCATGAAGTTAAAGTAAATATTCAATTTGAAGAAGTTTTAAATGTTTTAAATACAGGTAGTACCGTTAGTGAAGGTGGTTCTTTAACCGCTTCTTTATGGGTAGATTATATCTATTTAGATACTGATGAAAGAAGAAAATTCGCTCAATCTTCTCATGAATATTTAATTGAACAATTACAATATACTGGTCGTGAATCTGCTTCTAACAAAATCAAATTAAATTTCAATCATCCTGTTAAAGAATTGGTATGGGTTGTACATGACACAAATACAACAACCGCAACTGCTAACAATAATTGGTTCAACTATACAAAAAACCAGACTGTAGTTACCGCCAATAGCAATGATGGTTATAAGTATTCTACCATTTCTAATATGTTAGGTCCATCGAGTGATTCCTTGAATGGTGTAACTCTAGGTAAATTAATATTAAATGGCAATGACCGATTCTATGCTAGAGATGGTAGATATTTCAATTTAGTTCAACCTTACCAACATCACGAAAATGTACCAAATAATGCAGGTATCAATGTATATTCTTTTGCATTAAAACCAGAAGAACATCAACCATCTGGAAGTTTGAATATGTCTCGTATAGATACTGCTGTATTAGACTTACAATATGCTGCTACTAGCTTGACAAGTTGTCAAGTATCTATATTCGCTGTAAATTACAACGTATTAAGAATATTATCTGGTATGGGTGGTATTGCTTACTCCAACTAGATATTTTTTCTATTTTTTTTTCTATTATTATAATATAAGATACATATAATATATGGGCGGTGGTTTATTACAATTAGTTGCTTATGGTGCTCAAGATGTTTATCTAACCGGTAATCCACAAATAACATTCTTTAAAGTAGTTTATAGAAGACATACAAACTTTGCTTTAGAATCTATACAACAAACTTTTAATGGTACTGTTGGATATGGCAGTAGAGTAACTAGTACTATTGCTAGAAATGGTGATTTAATATCTAGAACTTATTTAGTTATAAAATCATCTGCAAATAATTTATGCCCGTATTTTGGTTTAAGGGTTATAAAACATGCTGAAGTCGAAATTGGTGGTCAAAAAATGGACAAACATCATTCAGATTGGATGTATATCTGGAATGAATTATCATTACCAGTATCAAAAAAAGAAGGTTATTTCAAAATGGTTGGTGGTTCAGGAAGCAAAGGTGCTTCTATAATGAAAGGAAATCCTACTCTCAGTGTAGTTCAATTTTCAACAGTAAAGCCAGGAATATACTATCCATTAGTAAAAGGTGGAAGTGGTTTCGGTCTTCAATTAAAAGTCGAAGTTCTAACCGGTAGTGATAGTGTTGTTACAATTCATAAAAATGGTGCAGGATATAAAACTGGAGATACTAGTAATGATTTTACTTTATTAGATTTATCTGTTTTTGATTTAAATGCAAGTGATACTGAATTAAAAGATACTACATCAGATGTTGTTAATTCGATAATAGTAACTGGTTTGATAGTTGAAACTCTATCCTCTACAAATGAATTATTATTAGATACATTATATGTACCTTTAGAATTTTGGTTTTGTAGAAATGTTGGCTTAGCACTACCTTTAATTGCTTTACAATATCATGAAGTTAAAATTAATATACAATTTGAAGATGCTAAAAAATGTACAAATGGTGATGGAAGTTTATTACCAAGTACTATGGAATTAGCAGCATCTTTATGGGTGGATTATGTATATTTAGATACTGATGAAAGAAGAAAATTTGCACAAACATCACATGAATATTTAATAGAACAATTACAATTTACTGGATTTGAATCATTAAGTAATAAAGTAAGACTAAATTTCAATCATCCTGTTAAAGAATTAATATGGACTATAATAAGTAATAGAACTGAAAGACCGAATGAAAATTGGTTTAATTATACTAATGATGAAAATGTAATAAATGTATTAGATGTAGATGATTATGAAAATATTAAAAAATTATTAGGACCAAATAGTAAAACAACAAATCCTGTTAATGCTGCAAAATTATTATTAAATGGTAATGATAGATTTACACAAAGAGATGGAATGTATTTTAATATGATACAACCATTTCAACATCATGAAAATATACCAAATAATACAGGTATAAATGTATATTCATTCGCATTAAAACCGGAAGAACATCAACCTTCTGGTACATTAAACATGTCTCGCATAGATACATCTTTCATTTCTCTTGATTACGATTCAGCAAAATATAATAACAATAGTGTTTTTGCAATATATGCAATAAATTATAATGTATTAAGAATATTATCTGGTATGGGTGGTATTGCATATAGTAATTAAATTATTGAAATTCATATAAGACTATTTTTTTTCTCCTATTATAGTATAAAGATATAATATGGCGGGTGGTATATTACAATTAGTAGCGTATGGTGCTCAAGATGTTTATCTAACTGGTAATCCTCAAATTACATTTTTCAAAGTTGTTTATAGAAGACATACTAATTTCGCAATTGAATCTATTCAACAAACATATAATGGTCAAACAGAATTTGGTAATACTATTAACTGTACTGTATCTCGTAATGGGGATTTAATAAACAGAGTTTATGTTGAAATTGATGTCAAAGGTTTGGGTGTAATCGAAACGAATCCTTCGAATCATGCTAGATATGTTAATTATTTAGGTCTAAAATTACTAAAAAATGTTGTTGTTGAAATCGGTGGACAACAAATTGATAAACATTATTCTGATTGGATGTTCATTTGGAATGAATTATCTCTTCCAATTGGCAAAAGATATGGATATGATAAAATGGTTGGAGCTAATGGTGAAGAATTATCCAAAGTTGATGAAGGTAACTCAACTAAATTATACATCCCTTTAGAATTTTGGTTTTGTAGAAATATTGGATTAGCTTTACCATTAATCGCTCTACAATATCATGAAGTTAAAATTAAAATTGAATTTTCTGAAAAAGATGAAATTGCATTAATGTATGATACTAATAATGACATTTTAGACTCTTTTGAATTAACAACAAATGAGAAAAATAAAATAGGTTCTCAATTATTATGTAATATTTATGTTGATTATATCTTTTTAGATACTGATGAAAGAAGAAAATTTGCTCAATTATCTCATGAATATTTAATTGAACAATTACAATTTACTGGAGAAGAACCATATAATCAACAAATTAGATTGAATTTTAATCATCCTGTTAAAGAATTAGTATGGGTTTCTAAATGGGAACAAAAATACACCAAAATTAATAATTCACTTGTTAATTGGAATAATTATAGTATTGACGATAAAACAACTGAAAATTCTAAAAATTCATTTGTACAAGGATCTATAAAATTAAACGGAAATGATAGAATTGCTAATAGAGAATCAAGATATTTTGATTTAGTTCAACCATATCAACACCATACTAATATACCTAAAAACGGTGGCATAAATGTATATTCGTTTGCATTAAAACCTGAAGAACATCAACCTTCTGGAAGTCTAAATATGTCTAGAATTGATAGTGCTCATTTACATGTTAAAATAAATGATCCTGTAAAAAAAAAAGGAAATTTATTAATTTATGCTATTAATTATAATGTATTAAGAATATTATCTGGTATGGGTGGAATTGCATATTCAAATTAAATATTATTTAGTTTGTTAATAATAATATGTTTAAGATATTTTGGTATATTTAAAATAAAAAAAATGATATAAGTTATAATAGTATATTTATTATAAAGTACTATGAAAAGATTTATAACAAATATTATAAATTTTATTAAAAATAAAACAAAACCAGATAAAGTAATGTTAGGGAGATGGAATTTAAATAATTGCGATAATAAAAAAACAATTATTAATTCTATTTATCAAAACAGAGACCATTGTGGAGATATTATATGTAAAGAACC